CAACGACATCCTGACGGCTAAGTATCCGGGGCTGGAAGGAAAGCTGAAATCGACCGGCAACATCATGCAGCAGTACAACACAGATGACGCCGTGCCGACGGACAACAAAAGCATGGTGGTGGACTGGTACTACAAGAAGTGGCGGGGCGGCAAGAGTGTGCTGCATTTCTGCAAATTCGTCGGAGACAACGTACTGCTGGCGACCGAGAACGACGGCGAGCAGAAATACAGCACGCAGCAGATGCCGGACGGCTCCGTGGTGCAGACGCCGGTCGGAAGCCCCATGGCGGAGACGGGCCTTTACGACGACGGGGATTATCCGTTTGTGGTGGATGCGCTGTTCCCGGCGGAGGGCAGCATTGCAGGCTACGGATACATCGACATCGGCAAGAGCGCGCAGGAGCAGATCGACCGGATGAATCAGGCGATCATCAAGAACGCAATTATGGCGGCGTCGCCCCGGTGGTTCCGGCGCAACGACGGCGCGGTAAACGAGGAAGAATTTGCGGACTGGACGAAGCCTTTTGTGCACGTGGACGGCAACCTCGGCCAGGATTCGCTGATGCAGATTCAAGTGAGTCCGCTGAACGGGAACTATATCACGATCCTGCAGAACAAGATCGAAGAACTGAAGTGGACGACCGGCAATACGGATGTCAACAACGGCGCGACGAGCTCCGGTGTGACGGCGGCGAGCGCGATCGCAGCGCTGCAGGAAGCATCGGGCCGGTCGAGCAAGGACAGCACGAAATCGTCGTACCGGGCTTATGCGCGGCTCATCCGCATGGTGATTGAGCGAATTCGGCAATTCTACGATCTGCCGCGTCAGTTCCGCATTGTGGGGCAGCGCGGCGCGGAAGAATTCGTGCAGTATTCCAACCAAGGGTTGCAGATGCAGCCGCTCTATGGCAAGGACGGGCAGCCGGACGGGATGCGAAAACCGGTGTTTGATATCGAGGTTTCGGCACAGAAGGCGAGCGAGTATACGGCGATGGCACAGAACGAGCTGGCGCTGCAATTCTTCCAGCTGGGCTTCTTCCAACCGCAAATGGTGGATCAGGCGCTCGCGACGCTGGACATGATGGACTTCGACGGGAAGGACAGCATCGTGCAGAAGATTCAGGAGAACGCCGACCTTGCGGAGCGGCTGGCGCAGTGGCAGCAGATGGCGCTTGCCGTGGCAGATCGATATGATCCTTCGCTCGGGCAGGCGCTGGCAGAACAGGTATTGATGGAGGGCGGACAGGCCGTGCAGGCTCCGCAGGATGAAAAGCTGGCAGAGATCAAAACCGGCGAGCAGCAGGAGCCGACGAAGGTACAAAACGCGCGGGAACAGGCGCAGAAGGCCACGCAGCCGGAATAAAAAACCGATCTGCAAACACTTCAATGGTTTGCAGATCGTTTCTTTCGGCGTGGGGTGAAATCACAAAAAACGCATGGTAGACTGAAATTAGAAAGTCAGAAAGGACTTGCTTTATGGATGAACTTATGGCAGGAGCGCCCCAGGTGGGCGCGGCTGACGTCGCCGGTCAGCAGATGAGCGGGCAGGCAGCTCCGGCACAGGCGCAAGCGCCGCAGCAGCAGGCCAACGTCCCGGACGCTCAGGGACAGCAGGAGGAGACCTTTGAGAGCTTGATCGCGGGAAAGTACAAGCAGCAGTACGACAGCGCAGTCGGCGCGGCGGTGCAGAAGGCCGTGAAGCAGCGTCTCAAAGGGCAGGGGGCGATGAAGGCGCAGATCGAAGCGATGGCCCCGGTGGTCGACCGGCTGGGCGTGCTCTATGGAATTGACACGTCTGACCCGAGAAAGATCGACTACGCGGCGCTGGCGCAGAAGTTTGGCGCAGACAACCGTCTCTACGAAGCAGAAGCGATGGAACGCGGCTCGACGGCCGACGCGGTACGCAGCGAGTATGCTTCTCGCGCGGAAACCGCAGGGATGCGCCGCCAGCTGCAGGAGTACCAGCTTCAGGAGCAGTTCAACGGCATCCGGTCGGCATTTGACCGGGATGTTGCCGGGCAGTACGGGACGAGCTTTGAGACCGAGATGGCGAACGAAGACTTCGCCCGGCTGATTGCGGCGAACGTCCCACCGAAGACAGCCTACGAAGTGGTACACATGGCAGAGATCCAGGCAGCGCAGGCGCAGGTGGTGGCAGCACAGGCGAGAAACAACGTGATGCAGACCATTGCCGCGCAGGGCGCACGGCCTGCCGAGATCGGCGGGAACGCCAACGGCGGGCAATTCACAAACACAGACCCGCGCAGCTGGTCGAAGCAGCAGCGCGAGGACATCATCAGAAGGGTTCAGAGGGGGGAAAAGATCGTCCTCTGAGCAGAAGGAGGAAATGAACTATGCTTAACATCGGATTCCAGTTTTACGCGGATGCGGGCACGCTGGTCAACACGAGCGGCAACTACGTGAACGCATACACCGGCACGCCTACGGCGTTTGACACGACTAACAAGCTGACGCCGACAATGAAAACGTTCTACGACACGCAGCTCTTGGAGAACGCGCGTCCGGAGCTGATCTTTGCACAGCTTGCCAAGAAGCAGGCGCTTCCGCGCAACCACGGCAAGAGCGTGGAATGGCGAAAGTGGAACACGCTGCCGGAGGCGGAGACGCTGACCGAAGGCGTCATCCCGACCGGCCAGAAGCTCGGCATGTCGAGCATGACGCAGGATCTTGTGCAGAAGGGTCTGTACGTCACGATCTCCGATCTGCTGGAACTGCACGCGATTGACAACGCGATTCTCGGCGCGACCGAAGAACTCGGCGCGTCCGGCGGCATGAGCATTGACAAGATGGTGCGAAACGAGGTTGTGGGCGGCACGGTGAAGCAGCTCTGCGACAAGGTGAACGCCACGACCGGCGAACATACCGAGGTGACAGAAAGAAGCGGCATGGACACAACTTGCGTGCTGACGCCGACCGAGGTCAACAAGGCCGTGACCACGCTGAAAAAGGCGCACGCGCCGACGATCAACGGCAAGTACGTCGGTATCATCCATCCGTCTGTCGCGTTCGATCTGCGGCAGAGCAAGGAATGGGTCGAGGCGCACAAGTACGCGGCGGTCACGGAGCTGTTCAACGGCGAGATCGGCGAGCTGCACGGCGTGCGCTTTATCGAATCGACGAACCAGAAGATCTGGAACGATAGCACGTGCCCGGTCAAGACGGCTGCTGCGAGCGGCAACCCGGCGGTCTATTACAGCGTGTATGCGACGATCATCATGGGCAAGGACGCCTTCGCCATGATCGACCCGGACGGCGGCACGATGGAAATGATCGTCAAGACCAAGGGCGAAGCGGGCGGCCCGCTGGAACAGTTCAGCACCGTCGGCTATAAGTACGAAGGCGCGGCAAAGCGGCTCTACGAGGAGCGCATGGTGCGCATTGAGAGCACGAGCGCATACTCCGCGACCGACCCGGCCAACTAAGGAAGGAGAACCCACATGGCAAAGACAGAAGAAACCGCAGTTGTGACCGCGACGACCGAACAGAAATATGACCCATGGAAGGATATGCGGGAGATCATGCTGCCGAGAGCGGGTAACAACGAACAGCAGTTCCAGTATGTCGGCGTGAACGGAAGAACGTTTCAGGTGCCGAGGGGCAAGCGGACGGAGGTTCCGCGCCCGGTATACGAGTGCCTGATGGAAGCCCAGCAGCAGGCGCAGGAAGCCTTTGAAGCCAACCGCGCAAGCGAGCCGAAATAACAACATAGTGCCCTTTGCGGCATGACGAGAGGGAGCGTGTGCCGCTCCCTCTTTTTCATAGGAGGTGGAGTATGAGAATTCGAGAAGCGATTGAGATGATCGACCGGCTGATGCCGAATCAGTACGGCGAGGATGACAAGGTGCACTGGCTCGGGGAGCTGGACGGCATTGCAGATCGTGAGGTCTTCCGGGCGCATGAGCGGGAAGAGGATATGGGGGAATTCACCGGCTATCCGCCGGGCGTGGATCTCGACACGATTTTGATGATCCCGTTCCCGTATGAGGACATCTACCGGTGGTATTTGGAGATGAAGATCTGCGACGCGAACGGCGAGCTGACGAAGTACAACAACGCCGCTGCAAAGTACAACAGCTACTGGCAGGGATTTTGGAACGCATACAATCAGGAGCATACGCCGGTGCAGGCGGCGACGTATTTCAAACTGTAAAGGGGTGAAGACATGGCAATTTATCGCGTAGAGAACGGGAAGGCGCCGGCCGGCCTTTCGGCGGGCGACGAGGTCGTGACCGGCGGCGGAACATACCGGATCACAGGTGTCAACGCGGACGGCAGCTACAAGAGCCAGGTGAGCAACAAGAAACAGACGACCTACAACTACAAGGGGCAATATACGCAGCGGCAAAGTCCGCTGCTCTCGCAGGGCGTGAGCGGGTATACGCAAAACAGAATCAATGGGCTGGAAGGCGGTTACACGCCCGGCTCCGCTGTGCAGCAAGCGCAGGCGTATCTCAATCAGGTGCAGTCCCGCAGACCGGGGGAATATCAAAGCCAGTGGGACGGCGAGCTGACGGAGCTTTACAACCGGATCGCGAACCGGAAGCCGTTCAGCTATGACATCGGGACAGACCCGGTATATCAGCAGTACCGTGAGCAGTACCAGCGGCAGGGGCGGCTCGCAATGCAGGACACGATGGGCCAGGCGGCGGCGCTGACCGGCGGCTATGGCAGCACCTACGGCGAACAGGTGGGGCAGCAGGCATACAATGCCTATCTGCAAAACCTAAACGACATTGTGCCGGATCTGTACAATGCGGCATACAACCGCTACCGAGACGAGGGCACAGACCTCTACAACCAGTATGGACTGCTCAGCGACCGCGAGAATCAGGCGTACAGCCGGTACCGAGACACGGTGAACGACTACTACTCCGATCTCTCCGACGCGCGCAGCGCCTACGACAGCGCCTATTCGCGGGACTACAACCAGTGGAGCGACCAGCTCAGCTATTGGGCGCAGAAGGCGGCGAACGAGAACAGCGCCTACTTGCAGCAGCTCGCGGCGCAGAGCAGGGCGAGCGGCGGATCGGGCGGCGGCTCCGGCGGGGGCGCATCCGGACTGAAGGATCGGACACTCATCAATGGGTACGGCGATTTCGAGAGCAACAAGGCGATGCTGGATGCCAGCTATCGCGGCGTGAAGAAGACCATTGAGATGCAGATCGCACAGGGAAATCTCAGTGCGGCGTATCAGACGGCGGTCAACGCGCAAAGCCAGATGAGCCATCAGCAGTGGTCGGACATTTCGCGCCGGATCTTCGAGCTGACCGGCAAGAAGATCGATGACGCCGTGAACTATTACAACAGCGGAACAGGAACGGCGGGGACTGCGGCTACAAGGAAAAAATAAGGAGCGACGATATGGCGATCATTTCGGAAAAGAGTTTTGTGAACGGTGCGCAGAAGAACCAGAACAAGAAGACAAAAAGACCGCAGGCGGCCATCGTGAACGAAACGGATTTCTTGTCACGCGGAGGCGAGGAAATGGATCGGCGCCGGACAGCCTTTGAAAACTACAAGGCTGCCCGCGCGGCGATGCAGCAACAGGCGCAGCGGCAGGTGACGCAGGGCTATGAGCGCCGGGCGGACGCCATGCGGGACGCAGCGCAGGCATACAGCCAGAGCGGCTACGGGAAGGCGGCGCAGCAGGCGGCATACCAGAATTACACCTATGCGCTCAAGCAGAAGGAGCTTCGGCAGAAACAGATGAGCGGGAAACCGCTGACCCCGGCAGAGCAGAAGATTCTGAACACCAACGCCTACAAGGACGTGGGGGCGGCGCAGGCCAACGATATGAACCGGGACAAGACCGCAGAGATCGAGCAGCAGATCAAGGAGCTTGAAGCAGAGATCAATGCCGATGTCGCGGAGCAGGAAAAGAATGCGAGCGTCTGGTCTGACCTCGGGAAGGCACAGGACACGACACTGCCGGGCATTCTGAAAAACGCAGAAGCGGACAAAAGCGATCTCGGGGAAAAGCGCCGGGAACTGGAAGATCTGAACGAGCAGCTCAACGTGGAGCGGAACAGGCAGGTCATCAAGACGGCGAAAAGGACCGTCGGGGCACTGGACGAGGAAACGCAGGCGCTGCTGCGGGAATATAATGCGGGCGGTATGTACACGAGGGACTACTCCAAACAGAACGGCGGGAGCGGGCTCTCGAAGATGGAGGCCCATGCCGACCTGCGCGCGAAGGGATATAGCGAAGATGAGATCAAAAGCCTCGCGGAGTACGAACAGCGGCTGCAGGACTATGAGAACGCGATGACACAGGCGGAGCAGTCTTATCAATTCGGGCAGGAGCATCCGTACATTTCAACGGCGGCATCTGCGCTGATGGCTCCGGCAAAGGCGCTGGGCAATATCGAATCGCTGCGCGGCGTGCTGCCGAAGGGGTTTGGCGGGTATCAAAACGAGGACATGCCGACGAATATTTACAGTCCGCTGTATAATGCGAGCCGCGTGTCGGGAAACATCCGAAGCGGCGTCATGGAGGGCATGGGAAACGTCGGACAGTTTCTCTACCAGGCGGGAACCAGCGCGCTCGACAGCGCGGTCAACATGGCGGCGTCGATTGGCTTGGTCGGTGCGGCGGGGTTAGGAACCGGCGCGGCGGCGCAGGGCGCCGTGGCGAATACGATGAACTTTGTGATGGGGTCACAGGTCGCAGCAGATTCGGTCTATGAGGGAATCCAGAACGGCAAAAGCAACGTCGACGCGCTGATCGACGGTATTGTCGAGGGTGCGATCGAGGGCATTACCGAGAAATATTCCGTGGGCGACATCATTGAGACGATGCTGTCCGGCAAGGCGGCGTGGCGCAAGGTCATCCGGGCGTTTGCTTCGGAGGGCGCAGAGGAAATTGCAAGCAACTGGCTCAACCGCATCTATGATGTGACCGCGAAGCGCGGGCGCGGCGAAGTGGAAACGGCGTACCGCGCCTATCTTGCGAAGGGAATGAGTGAGCGGGATGCGATGGCCGCGATGGTGAAGGATTTCGCAGAGGAAGATGGCCTTTCGTTCCTCGCGGGCGGCCTTTCCGGCTGGGCGATGTCCGGTACATACGCGGCATTGGGACGTGGCGCGTCGGAGGCGAATATCCAGTGGACGGCGGCGCAGGCCATCCAGCGCGGCGAGGTACGGGATGTGATCGACCTCGGGCTTGCGCAGGGCGAGGGCACGAGGGCCTACGCACAGGCGGAGCAGGTACAGAAGACGATGGACGAGGGCGGAGAGGCGACGCAGAAGGCCGTAGCAAGCGTTCTGCGTGAGTACGTAAAAGAACAGCGTGACGCCGCAGAGGAAGCGCAGAGCGGAGATCAGACGCAGGAGAACCGGACATACCAGAACTTCAAAAACGCCGTGCAGAGCGTGGAGCAGGTGCAGACAGAGTATGAACAGGCGCAGCGGCAGAAGAACCAGCAGAGCCAAGGCGTCGATCTATACGACGAGGACGGAAGTTTGCTGGATGTGGGCGAAGGATGGGCCGAGATCGACCCAGAGCAGTATGCTGGGCAGCAGACCGCGCAGGCCGAGGCGGAGATGGACAAAGCAGCGGCTGCGGCGGACAATGCCTATCTGGAACGTCAGGTGCAGAAGAACGGATATGACGATCTGACAGCGGCGTATTTTGTAAACGGCAACACGACAGATCTTTCCGTGGAAGAGTATGCCGCAAAATTCCAGAAGGCATACGAGCGGGGCCAGATGGGCGTATCGAAGGAATGGACGGTCGGAGCGGCGGTCGGGATGAACCGGGATGTGGCGACGGCGGCTTGGGAGGCCGGACGCAAGGCGGCGCAGCAGAGCGGCGCAGCGCAGTATTCCATTTCGAAGGATTACCGGCAAAAGCTGCGGCAGTGGAACCGGGATGGGAAGCCGGATGGCGCGTCGTTTGAACTTGGCACGACCGGCGCGACGCTGCAGGGGCTGGGCGCGGTGGAGAGCGACATCTACATGAACGGCGACAAGATCAAGACCATTCTGAAAGAGCACCCGGAGATCACGCTGCGGGAGGTGGAGCACATCCCGGAGATTCTGGAAGATCCAGTGCTGATTCTGAAAAGCAAGACCGGGCGCGGAGACAACAGCCGTCTGGTGCTGTTCGGCAGCGTGAAGGCGCAGAACGGACAGCCGATGATGGCGGTACTCGATTTGCGGGCAACGGAGGGCGGATTCCTGCTCAGCGATATGCAGAAGGTAAACAGCGCGTACACAAAAAAGAACCCCGCCAGCTTCATTCAAAGCAGCGAGGTTTTGTATGCAGATCAAAAAAGAACCATTCCGCTTCTTCGCCAAACTGGGCTTACAATAGCGTCCCAGCCGCTTCTGCGAAATGGTTCTATTGGTAGTATATCCTACGAAGGAAAAAATGTCAACCTGAAAGGCGTGCCATTTGGCGAAGTGGTACAGGCCGAACGACAAGGAGGAAACAATGGAAAGAACGTATCTGCTGAAGGACAGGAACGGAATGCTGGTGCGCGTGCCGGAGAGCAAGCTAGGCGAGTGGAGCAAGCAGCAGGAGGGCGAAGCGAAAGCGCCAGCCGAGGACGAGAAAGAGCGGATCAGGCAAGAAGTCTATCAAAAACTTGGCCTGAAGTAACGAACGCGGAGCTGATCGGCGAGGGCGGCAGCGAGAACACGGTGCGCGTGATGCCGCGGGCGGAGATTTCGAAAAACGCGGACGCGAAGAAGGCGGCAGAATTTTTCCGCACGGCGGGAATCAAGCGCTACCAATTCGTCGTTGGGCAGTTGGAAATCACGGCCGACGGGCGGACGTTCCGCGCGGACGGCGTGACGCTGGCCGATGGTACAGTGCTGGTGCGGCTGGACAGCGAGGAATATACCGCGACGCAGCTTGCCAAGCACGAAGGGTATCACATCATTGCACAGCGCAACGCTGAGATGGCGCAGCGCATCCGCAAGCGGCTGGTGGCCGAGGGCAAGATCAGCAAGGCGCAGATCGACAGCTACATCGACGCCTACAACGCGATCTACGGAGACAACACGGACGCCTACGTCGAGGAAATCGTAGCGGACGCCTACGCCGGAATCAACCGCACGGCCTACGGTACGAACAACATCCGCGCCGAGGTGACGATGGAGGCTGGGCAGTGGACGAAGAAGTCCGGCAGCGCGAGGGCACCGCCGGAAGGACGGTTCTCGGCTAGTGCGGAGCAGACGGAAAACGAGCAGACAGAAACGGAAGCCTTTAAGGACTGGTTCGGCGATTGGCAGAATCACCCGGAGAGCGCAAGCAAGGTGGTCAATGCGGATGGAACGCCAAAGGTGGTCTATCATGGGACGAGCGAGCAAAACGGGAGCTTCACGGTGTTTGATGAGAGTAAGGCCGTGAAGCGTGGCGGGCTCGGATTCAAGGCGCTCGGAAAAGGGAATTATTTTACTGCCACTCCTTTGACCGGAAATGAGCGATATGGGAGCCGCGTTATCGAAGCGTACCTGAATATCCGAAATCCACTGACTGTTGAGGCTGGAACGACATTCCGCGATACTGCGGCTGAGATTATCGGGGAATCTGCGCATGAAATGAGCTATGATGAACTTCAGGCGGAAATGCGAGAACGCGGCTATGACGGTGTGATTCAGAGGAACAAAGCCGGTGATGTAAACATAGCTGTTGCATTTGATTCTGAGCAGATCAAGAGCGCGACGGACAACGTCGGGACGTTTGAAAGGAATAACCCGGACATCCGATTCTCGGCCAGTGCGGAGCAGATCAGCGAGCAGGACAGAGAGAATCTGAACAAAGTGCTGGAAATGATGGACGCGGAAGGTGACGGCATTTTCCGGGACGCGGTGCTACTGCGAAATCCGAAAATGCTGCAAAAGCTTGTGGCGGAACGCGGGAAAACGGAAAGCGCTGCATTCACGCGGTGGTTTGGGAACAGCAAAGCGGTCAACCGGAACGGCGAGCCGCTGCTGGTGTTCCATGGAGCGGGCGCAAGGTTTACCACGTTCGATGCTGGCGGAAAGCCGATTTGGCTGACAGCGAACATCCAGTATGCAGAAAAGTATTCCACGGCGAATAGAGCTGCTGAGAAACTGCTGCCAAGCTCGTCAATTTATGCGGGGAACGTTGACAGGATGATCCCAGCGTATATCCGTGTCGAAAATCCGGCGAACGTTGGGGACACGGACGGCGGGTTTGATGGAAACTATATGGATCTAGCGAAACGGATCGGCGTGCGCCCGAGTGAACTGCGGCAGGCATGGGAAGAAGCCGGAAGACCGGAAATGTTGTGGCAAGCGGTCAACTCGAAGCAGATGTCAGAGCTGCTGAAACGGCATGGGTATGATGGAATCCAAGCGATTGAGAACGGTGTAGCAACATGGGCAGTGCTGGAACCGACGCAAATCAAATCTGCCGTGGCAAACAACGGCGCATTCAGTCTGAAAAGCGCAGACATCCGGTATGCTTCGGCACAGCAGCGGTTCCGGGATGCACTGCCGGAGCGGGCGGCGGAATATGTGGCGCGGACGGAAAACACACTGGTGAGGCGGCTGGCGGACAATCTGAGCGTGCCGGAGACGGCAAAGCGCGAGACGCTGCGGCCAATCGCCGATGAGATCATATACGACGTACTGCGCGGCGGCGAGATGGACAGCGCGAAGCTGAACCGGCTCTTTGACCAGGCATGGGACGCCGGGCGCGAGGCCGACACGGAATACTATGAGCAGTACAAGGATGTGCGCGAGAAGATCCGCACGCAGAAGCTTTTCATCTCGGCGAAAGACCGGGCGGACATTGCGGACTTTAACCTGTTCCGCAAGCAGACGTTCGGCACGCTGCGCCTTTCCAGCGATGGATTGCCGGTCGACACGTTCTATCAGGAGATGCGGGACATGGCACCGGAGCTGTTCCCGGCGAGCATCACAGCACCGAGCGACCAGCTCTTGCAGCTTTATGAGGTGGCGCAGAGCATCCAGAAGCGCGAAAAGACGCTGAACGAAGCGTTTGGCGCACAGGCGGAGAGCTTCAAGACGTGGGCGCGGAATGACTTTGATGAATCCGTGCAGCGGCTTGCAGAAGGAATCCGCATTGCAAAACGCTATCAGGAAGCGCAGGAGCGCAAGAAGGAGAAGCTGGGCGTGCCGCAGACGGCAGAGGAAGCCATGGAGCTTGCCAAGGAGGTCAAGGCCGAGAAGAAAAAATTCCAGAAGGTGCAGAGCCGGTATTTACTGACGGACGCAGACCAGAAGGTCGTGAATATGCTGCTGCGCGGAGACACGACGCCGGAAGCGGTACAGAACCGGGAGAACGCGGAAGCGATCCTGAAAACCTACGAAGCGAAAGCGGACTACGATCTGCTGGCGCTGCGGCTGAAAGCATGGAACAACACGCGCAAGCAGGGACTGCGCGATCAGGCGGAGAACGCGCTGAACGCGGCGGAAGCCGAGAAGTGGGTCGACAAGGGGAGCGGGCTTGCGTATATGCGCGAGACCATGGAGCGGAACATCCGGGACATTGCGAAGAAGGGAAAGGTTGCGGATGAGAAGGTCGAGACGTTCAACAACGAGTATTTCCATCCGGTGCACAAGAACGAGAGCGACCGAAAGAGCTACGTCGTCGGCTTGCAGGACAGGATCAAAGCATTGAATCTCAGCCGGAAGGTGGAGAAGGGGAATCTGGTTTCGGAGAGCTATGCGGTGCAGTGGCTCGGGGAAGCGGAATTCAACCGGAAGTATCTGGCGGAGCATCCGCGCGTGAAGCAGCGCGGCGGATTTGGCTACGAGGAATGGAACGCGGCAATTCAAAAATTCCACGAGGAAAACCCGAAGCTGGACTACGCGAAGATCGAACACGCCGTGAAGGAATTCAGAAACATCTACGATCAGCTCTATCAGGACATGAACCGCGTGCGGATGGAAAACGGCTATGAGCCGGTCGATTATATGCAGGGATATTTCCCGCATTTTCAGGAGAACGACAAGGACGGGAGCCTGCTGACGAAGTTCGGGCGGCAGCTCGGCATTACGAACGAGGTGACGCCGCTGCCCGCGACGATCAACGGCCTGACGCAGTCGTTCCGGCCGGGCATCCGGTATATGGCAAACATCCAGCAGCGGCTCGGCTATGCGACGGCCTACGACGCGCTGCAAGGCTTCGACCGGTACATTGAATTCGCATCGGACGTCATCTACCAAACGGGCGACATCGAACGTCTCCGGGCGCTGGCGACGCAGATCCGCTACCGCGCGAGCGACGAGGGCGTGCGCAAGCAGATCGACCGCATCCTGCAAGACCCGACGCTGACGCCGGATGAAGCAAACGAGCGGGTGGCGCAGGCAATGAAGGACGCGCCGTTTGCGCTCTCAAACTTCGTGGCGGAGCTGGACGAATACACGAATCTGCTCGCCGGGAAGAAGTCGCGGCTTGACCGCGGCATGGAGAAGATGATGGGCCGGAAATTCTACAACGTCTGCAAAGCCTTTGAATCCCGCGTGGGCGCAAACATGGTGGCGGCGAACATCGGCTCGGCGCTGACGAACTTCATTCCGCTGACGCAGGCATGGAGTCAGGTATCATCGGCGGATATGCTGCACGGGATGTGGCAGACGCTGCAAAACTACAAGACGGCGGACGGACTGGACACGGCTTCAACCTTCATCCACAACCGCAGCGGCTATGGGCGGCTCGCGATGTCGACCATGGACAAGGTTTCGGAAAAGGCGGCATTTTTGATGGAAGCCGTCGACGGATTTACGACCGGAAGCGTCGTCCGGGCACGGTATCTGCAAAACCTCCGGCTTGGCATGAGCGAGGTGAACGCGATGCAGGAGGCAGACCAGTTCGCGGCAAACATCATGGCAGACCGCAGCAAAGGCGCGACGCCGACGATCTACTCGGCGCGAAATCCGATCATCAAGCTCTTTACGCAGTTCCAGTTGGAGGTAAACAACGAACTGAGCTGGATTTTCAAGGACATGATCCCGCAGGAGCGGAAGAAGGGCGTAGCGCAGCTTGCAAAGGCACTCTTTAAGTTTTTGATCGGCGCGTGGCTCTACAATGAGGTCTATGAGGCCATTGCAGGCAGACGCGCGGCGCTCGATCCGCTGGACATCCTCAATGACAGCGTGGGAGATTTCACAGGGTATCAGCTGCCGAACACGGTGCAGTCGGCGCTCTCGGGACGGTGGGAGTTCACGAAGGAGAAGCCGGGAACATATCAGGCGATCAAAAATCTCGGCGGAAACCTCGTCAGCGAACTGCCGGGGACGCAGATGCTCACGGTGCTCGGACTGGATGAGAAGTGGGGATTGGAGATCGACAGCGGACGCATTGCGGTTTCGTCGGCCATCCCGAACATCGGGAACATCGAAAAGGCATTGCTTGCCAGCAACGAGGACATTGCCCCGAAGAAGAAGGTGCAGACGGTAATAAACGAGCTGGCAAACCCGGCGGCCTATCTGGCGCTGCCGTTCGGCGGCGGGCAGATCAAGAAGATGGCGCAGGGCGCGCAGGCCGTCATGCAGGGCGGAAGCTACAAGGCGGACAACGAGGGACGCGACATCCTGCAATATCCGATCTACAATGACAAGCCGGGAGAGATGGCAAAGAATCTGGCGCAGGCGCTGCTCTTCGGCAAGACGGCGACTGAGGAAGCGCAGGGATGGATCGAGAGCGGATTCAAAAATTTGAGCGCGAAGGAGACGGCGGCCTATCAGGAGATGACCGCAGCCGGAGCGGATCAGCGGGACAGCTATACCTTCGTCGGAGCGATGAAGAAGCTGGATAGCAAGGAGGCGAAGCTCACGATGCTGTTCGCCTACGATCTGCCGGAGGAAGGGAAGACGGCGTATTATTATAATGCGCTGGCCGACGATACGGAGCGCGGGAAGATGGATGCACTGGAAGAGCAGGGCGTTTCCCATTCGGACTATGTCGCGTTCCGAAAGGCGTACTTCGGCGCATACGGGACGCAGAGCGTGTCGCAGGAGCGGGTGAACGCGGCGCTCGATCAGTTGGACATTCCGAAGGCAGAGAAAGCGGCCATCTGGCGAAGCTGCAACAAGGACTGGAAGGAAGAAAACAATCCGTACAAGTAACAAAAGACCGGAGCGGGATGACCGCTCCGGTTTTTTACTGGGCTTTTTTTAGTTCAGAGATCTGCTCGCTGTGCAGCTTGATAATGGATTTCAGGAAATCGACCTCTTCCTCCAGCTCTTCCACGCGGCTTTTCGGGGCGAGCGTTTCAAGCAGAGTCTGTTGGCCTTCGGCGAGAAGATTGAATTTCGGCATAATTGAAGATTCGATAAGAACGCGCGTGGAGGCGGCGGTCTCCTGAAGAATCTCTTTTTTCTGGGCCTCCATTACATCTATCATGCGGGCAGTCTGTGTGTCGAGCAAATCCTGAATGAGTGCCAAATCGTTCTTGTCCAGCATAAAATATTCTCCTCCTGTTTGAGATAAGAACAGTATAGCGCGCGGAGGGCGGAGCCGTCAAGTGCTGCGTGGGGTGAATCTGCTGGGTGGAGCTGTTACACTGAGGGAAAGGAGTTGATGAAAATGGGAATTCCAATTCCGGGGGCATACGCAAGCCCGCGAATCTCGAACGGCGTGCTGTGCTGGTATGCCGGAGATACATTCAGCGTCGTCATTCAGGCGGATCTTGTCGATCAGGACGGAGAGGCCGTGGACATTGGGGCGACGGACACGGTGAAGATCACGTTCCGCGACGACACGCGGGCGGAGGTTTGGAGCAAGACGGTTTCGAACGTTGCAGACAATCAGGTGACGCTCGCGGTCGATGCGGAGATCAGCGCGAAGTTCCCGAAGGGCAGATACACCTACGACGTGGAATTTTCGCACGGAGACCGGACGACGCTGGCGCGGGACAACAAAGTCCGGGTGGAATGAGGTGAGACAGTGAAGGTTGAAATTCCGAACAGTATTTTGGTCACATTGAGCGGGCAGACCTCGCGCGGCGTGAAGGGCATTGAAGTCCGCGAGGCGGACGGCCATCTGATCTTTACGCTGACGGACGGAAAAGAGATGGATATGGGTTCCGTCATGGGGCCGCAGGGGCCGAAGGGAGAGACTGGCGCGAAAGGCGAGAAGGGCGACACCGGGGCCAAGGGAGACACTGGCGCAACGGGCGCAAAGGGAGAAAAAGGGGACAAAGGCGACAAAGGCGACCCCGGCGCGACCGGCGCGCAAGGTGAGCAGGGAGCGCAAGGACTGAAAGGTGAGCGCGGCGAGAAAGGCGAAAAGGGCGACACAGGAGCCAAGGGAGACCCCGGCACGGACGGCACGACGCCGACGATCGGCGCGAATGGGAACTGGTATCTCGGGACAACCGACACTGGGAAACCCTCACGCGGAGCCAAGGGCGACAAGGGAGACCAGGGCGAACAAGGCATCCAAGGAATTCAGGGCGAACAGGGCGAGCAGGGCGTTCAGGGTATTCAGGGCAAGCAAGGAGAAAAGGGCGAAACTGGCGCGACGGGCGCGACCGGCCCGCAAGGCGCGACAGGCCCACAGGGGGAGACCGGACCAAGAGGGCCGCAGGGGCCGAAGGGTGACACCGGTTCCGGATTCAAGGTACTTGGCTACTACGCGAACGCGGCGGCACTGAGCGCTGCGGTGGCGAACCCGGAGGCTGGTATGGCCTACGGCGTCGGCACGGCGGAACCCTACGACATCTACATCTACGACGGCGTGACCCATACGTGGGTGAACAACGGCCCGCTGCAAGGCGCGAAGGGCGACACCGGCGTCGGCGTGGCGAATGTGACGTTTGACGACGACATTATGACCGTCAATTTGACGTCCGGCGCGCACTACTCCTCCGGCAGTCTGCGCGGCCCACAGGGCGTGAAAGGTGACGCTGGTGCGAAAGGTGAAAAGGGAGACCCCGGTGCACAGGGCGAAAAAGGCGCAACCGGCGCAGCCGGTGCACCCGGCGCGGACGGCACGACGCCGACGATTGGAGCGAACGGCAACTGGTTCTTGGGCAGCACCGACACCGGAAAACCATCTCGCGGCGAAAAGGGAGAACAGGGCGTTCAGGGCGAAAAAGGCGACACCGGCGCACAGGGAGAACCGGGCAAAGACGGAAGCCCCGGCGCAGCCGGTGCACCCGGCACGACGTTCACGCCGTCCGTATCAGCGGACGGGACGCTCAGCTGGACGAACGACGGCGGAAAGGACAATCCTGCCTCGGTAAACATCAAAGGCCCACAGGGCGAGACGGGGCCGCAGGGCGAACCCGGCGCGAAAGGTGAAACAGGCGCGGCAGGCGCGACCGGCCCGGAGGGGCCGCAGGGGCCAAAGGGCGCACAGGGGCCGCAGGGCGAACCCGGCGAGACCGGCCCGCAAGGCCCAGCTGGCAAGACGCCGGTGAAGGGAACGGATTACTGGACGGCGGCGGATCAGACGAGCATGGTCAATGACGTGCTGGCGGCGCTGCCGACGTGGAGCGGAGGTGCGTACTGATGGCATACGACAAGGTCGTTGATTCGGCGTCGCTGGATTCGAAGCTGACGCAGGTCGCGGACGCGATCCGGACAAAGGGCAACACCGGCGCCGATCTGCAATTCCCATCCGGTTTTATCTCCGCCATTCAGGCCATTCAGACCGGCACGGAATTGAAGATCGTCGTGTCTGTGACCTCGGGCGCAACTGTTACCGCCACGAAAGGAAGCAAGGTCGTGAGCGGCACAGCCATCAACGGAACGTGTACGCTTACTGTTCCTGAGGCCGGTACATGGAGCGTCAAGGCGACGCTGAGCGGACAAACGTCTGATACGAAAAGCGTCACTTTTACGGATCGCTACGCGGTTGCGCTCTCTTTTGTTTCGGCTGTGCTGAATGATAACGACTGGGCGACCATCAAGACAGTATCTGACAAGGGTGAGGGCGCGAACTATTGGAGCATCGGAGATCGAAAGGCGGTCACGCTGAACGGAACGGTTGGACATCTTACGCTATCGAATTACACAACATACGCATTTATCATTGGGTTTAACCATAATGCGAGCGTCGAGGGCGCAAACCGCATCCATTTCCAGTTGGGCAAAACCGCGCTCTCCGGTGGTAAGGACGTTTGCCTATGCGACAGTTCCTATAACTCGGACGTTTCGACAACCGGCTATTTCTCCATGAAAGCGAGTAGCACGAACTCCGGCGGATGGAAAAGCTCGCAAATGCGTACAAACATTTGCGGGACGAGCCTCTCAAACTATTCTGGCACGATTCTTGCCGTCATCCCGGCGGCGCTCCGTGCCGCAATCAAGTCCGTTACAAAGTACACGGACAATACGGCAAACGGAGGAGGCGATACGGCGAGTTACGTCACAGCGTCAACGGATTACTTCTTCCTCCTATCAGAGTTTGAGGTTTTCGGAAGTATTGTATGGGGAAACCTGAACGAGCAAAACAAACAAGCACAGTACGCCTATTATTCTGCCGGGAACAGCAAAATTAAGTACAAGCACAATGAAACGAGTACCGCCGCTCTTTGGTTTCTCCGTTCTCCGCGCTCGACCAGCTCCCTCAATTTCGCGTCTGTGGGCACCAACGGGACAGTCACCAGCGGCAACATCGCGTCCAATTCCATTGGCTTCGCACCAGGCTTTTGCGTATGAGGTACGGATATGGACTACATCACATACAAACGCTTCAAGGGCAAATCTATTTCCGGCGAAGTCAACATCCCGTTCGGCACAGTCTTACAGGAGCATGAAAAATTCCTCTATCTGAATGGTGAACCAATCTGTTGTGTGACGAGCGAAAACGGTTGGAATCATTTTCGACCGTTAACAGATGAAGGCAAATACCGGCAAGAGATACTGGAAAAGCTCTACCACTGGTATGAAAAGTACGGATGCGGTGAGGATTTCACAGATGAGAAGTGGCCGGGACAGGAAAACGGCTACTGGAAGAACCGGCTGCGGACGGCCAGCACAGAGCGATTGGAGAAAATCTATCAAGAGAAATTTGGAGGGACACCATGTATGCAGTAAAGAAGGACGGCGCATTTGCCGGGTATGCGGACAGCATCGTATTGATCCGACTGCACAGCAACGGATGCTATGTGCCGTGCAAGGAAGCGGAGGCCGAGGGCTTTTGTGCGAAGATGGCTGTGACTATTACGGATGAAGAAGGTACTGAGCATCAGGCACTTTCTGACACGGTGTTCCGGCTGGCGGGAAAGTTGCTAAAAGGCACGGAGCCGGAAGGAAGCTATGAAGAGATGGCCGCGGCAATGCCACTCACAGATGCAGAAACAGCGGCGAAAATTTTACTTGGGGAGGCGGAATGATGAGCTATACAGAAAGGGCGAGGGCGCTGCGGCCCTATATCGTAAAAGCGAGCGCCAGTCTGACGGACGCGGACGCCTTAAAGGCGATGGAGCTGTATGACCGCTGGGCGGCAGGAATGGCCGTGGAGGTCAACGACCGGCTGGTCTATGCAGACAGGCTCTATCGCGTGACACAGGCCCACACGACACAGGAGGGCTGGGAGCCGGACAAAGTCCCGGCGCTGTTTACCGTCATCGACGAGACCCACGCGGGCACACAGGACGACCCCATTCCAGCCGCAAAGGGCATGGAGTACACCTACGGACTCTACTACACAGACCCGGAGGACGGCAAGCTCTACCTCTGCGAACGGACGGGCGAGCAGCCGGGCGGCAAGGTGACGCTTCAGTTCCTGCCTCATGAGCTGGTGGGATTGTATTTTACGGAAGTAAAGGAGACATGAGATGGACGATGGGATTCAGGCAAAGATCGTGGAGATCGACCAGCGATCCAAGAGCAACACGCACCGCATCAACGACCTAGAGGAGGACAACCGGGCCCTGCATCAGCTGGCGACCTCGGTAGAGGTGCTGGCAACGAAGCAGGAGACGATTGAAGCCAATGTCAGCGAGATCAAGGATGACGTGAAGAGCCTCAAGGCCATTCCGGGCGGGAAATGGGAGGCACTGGTCAAGGCGGCCTTGACGGCCGTTGTTGGGGCGCTGGTCGGCTTTGCGCTGGCTCATGCGGGGATCGTGTGATGGAGTTCTCGAAGAAGTGGCTGCTTGGCAGCGGCATTGTGAGCGTGATTCTGGTCATTCTCTGCGCCTTCGGTCTGCCGCTGGTGGAGATCACGCTGGCCGTGATCGCGGAGACCACGGCTTGCAGTGGGTTTTACCTCTGGAAAGCCAAGAACGAGAACAGAAGTAAATACGCAATCAAGTACATTAAGAGCCTGCCGGAAACATATACGGCGGAGGAAAAGGCACGGTTTCTGGAAATCGTGCTGAAAGACTGAAAGGAGAAAACTATGGACTACACAGAAATCATTTCGGCAGTGATCGCGCTGATCTCGGCGCTGGTATCGGCATTTTTGATCCCGTGGATCAAGGAGCGCGTCGGCGCGGACAAGCTCAAAAAGTGGCAGGCGTATGTGGAGATCGCGGTAAAGGCGGCGGAGCAGCTTTACAATGCCAACGAGGGCGCCGAGAAAAAGGCGTATGTGCTGCAATACCTCGCCGAGAGAGGCATCAAGTTTGATTCTGATACCGTGGACAAGATGATCGAATCTGCGGTGCTGACGCTCCACCATGAGCTTTACGGAGGCGCAAATGGTACCAATTAAAACGATGCTGGCCCATCGGTCCAACTACGGCACGAAGCGCGGCGGGCCCGTTGATTGGCTGGTCATGCACTACACGGCCAACGACGGGGATTCCGACACCAGCAACGGCAAGTACTTCCAGAAGCCGCTCAATCCTGTGGCAAGCGCCCACTTTTTCGTGGATGATGATTCCATCACGATCTCCGTGCCGGAGAACTATGTAGCCTTCCATTGCGGCGCGTATCACTACACACACCCATTCTGCCGGAACTACAATTCCATCGGGATCGAGATGTGCGACGCGAAGCGCGACGGGAAGGTCATGGCAACGGCAAAGACTATCGCCAATGCCGCAGACCTCGCCGCAAGGCTCTGCGAGAAGTATAACATCCCGGTCGATCATATCATCCGGCACTATGATGTGACCGGGAAGCTCTGCCCGAAGTATTGGGTGGACGACCCGGAGGGTATCAAGAAATTCCGGGAAATGGTAAAGGAGAGGATTGAAATGGTAAGCAAGTGCAAGATGATCATCAACGGCAAGGAGATCGAGGTCGAACGCATTTTGAAGGACGGGACGAATTATATTAAAATTCGCGACATCGCAAAGGCGCTGGATCTCGAAGTGTCGAACAAGGGGAACATTCCCATTCTGAATCATAAGCAGTAAAGCCCAGCGTGCCGCGCCACCCGGATTGGAGGTGGTGACGATCAGCGCGAGGGTGCGGATTCCGGACGACTTGACCGGCCTGCTGCAAGGCGAGTGGGAGCAGATCATAGCACAGGCAGGTTACAGTGAGCAAGATGCGGAGATCGTCCGGCGCTATGTCATCGATAAGACACCGCAGATTGACGTCGCGGTGGAGCTGGACATGGCGCGGAGCACGATCACTCGCAGACTGCCGCAGATCTACGCACGAGCGCGGCACACGGCAGCAAAGCTGCAAATGATAAAAACTAAATGATGCACACTAGATATTGAGCAAAACGAACGCCCCGGCAGGAGAAATCCTGTCGGGGGTGGTTTTATTTGCGTCAGAAATGCGTCACTCATGCTACATTCGTGCGTCCCACGAAATTTCAAAATCCTTCATACTGAACGTAGGAACTGGCCAGTTCACTACATTTTTTTGGAGGGAAACTCTATGGAATACGCAAGCAACGGCAAGGGGAATCTCGGCGTGACGCTCGGCGCGATCGGCACGGGACTCGGCGTGTTTGGCGGCGGGCTGAGCAACCTGTTCGGCGGCTGGGGCGCGAATCCGGCTGCAGCGGCGATGGCCGCAAGCAACAGCGACAACCATCTCGTAAGCCGCTATGAGGCGTCTCAGGCGGCACGGATCGCAGAGCTGGAAACGGAAGTAAAGCTCCGCGATGCGAACACGTACACGGATCAGAAGATGCTCGAAATGTACAAGTACACGGATGGGCGACTTCGCAGCATCGAAGAGCAGCTGTGCCAGCAGCGTGTCGTCAACGCGCAGACCGTGGCGAACCTGTCCTGTATGCAGAACGAGCTGGCTACGCTGTCGGGCCTGACCAAGACGGTGATCCCCATCGACAACGTCTGTCCGGAAGCGATGCAGCGTTATAACAGCTGGACGGCTCCGACCACGACCACCACGACGACTTAAGCAAAAAGGGGCGGCAATAGCCGCCCCGATCTTAACACGGAGGTATCCTTATGGTAACGATCGATCAGGCTATGCGAGGCGCGGCAAAATTCGCCGACAATGAGATCATTCCCCATCTGCCTATGGGCAAGGGCATTGGAGCCGGGATCGCGCTTGCGCTTATCATGGATGGAGGGAAAAGCCGTATCCTTGCGCTGAAAGACCATCCGGCAGTGCAGATGATGGGCATTATGGATGAGGATGGAAACATCGACCTTGACCGGCTCTACAACGCCGCGAGGACGCGCGTGGACGGCAAGAAGCTGCCAATCACGGTGCCGATCATTGGCGAGCTGCGCTTTGACGTGGGCGATCTCGACAAGCTTTACAGATACATTCAGGAGGCATGAGATGAAACATTATATTGAAGAACTGAAACGGCAACTGCATGAGATCATGGAGCTCCCGGCGACGCTTGGCCGTGCGGAAGAAATCACGGTGTACGCGGATGCCATTTGTGCGCTGCACAAACTGGACGATGACCATTTTCGTGAGCCCACGAAAATGATGGAATTCACCCGAGAGGATGCTGAAAAGTGGGTATCGCACATGAAGAACGAGGACGGCACGACCGGTGCACGCTGGACAATGGAGCAGACGGATGCGGTTGCCAACGTCGCGGGCGTCCATGAGAAGTCCTGCGTCTGGTGGGCGGCAATGAATATGATGTACTCAGACTATTATTCCGTGGCGGCAAAATACGGCCTCGAACGGCCGGAATTCTACGCCGACCTCGCCAAAGCGTTTTTGATGGACAAGGACGCCGGCGGGGCGGAGGCGAAGATGGCGGGGTATTATCATGGGATTGTGCTGAGAAAGTGATTTCAAATATTATAGCAAGATGGAGTATGGTGGGCCATACTCCATCTTGCTACAATCAAGAGTATCAGAAAATGAATTTATAAGAGATCGCGAGGAGCATCTGGGATTTGTCGAACGTGCAGCGGTCGATGATGGACATGGTGGATTCGTACTTTTGCGCGACGGTGGCTGTTGGACTACGGAGCGTTTCAAGGACTGCGGCGATGGCATTTCGAAGCAGCGCGGCGGCATCGACGACGGGGACGGCTGCGGATTCGGCAATTTGCGCGTCGAGGTCGTCAAGCTGCGCTTGCATTTGCTGCCGGGCGGCTTTATAGGTTTCCAGCGTTTCGACGCCGTCTAAGTAAGATTCACGCAGGCGATCAATACGGGAGACGATACGGGCACGCTGCTGCTGCAAGCGCTGGTCGGAATGAGCGGGTTTTGCGGCTTGAACAACGCAAGCGACAGACTCCGCGAACGTCAAATCGTGCTGAAGCTGGGCAAGGAAGGATTCTTCCAGTGCCTCGACGGCGATATGCTGGGTGGTCGCGCAGCGTCCGTGCGCATAGTTGTTACATTTCATAAAATGCGGACTTACCCAAATGAGCGTCGCGCCGCAGGTAGAGCAGCGGACAACACCGCACAGCCAGTGCTTGCGCTCAGAGGAAGGCTTGCCATAACGCTTATAGGATTTTTTTAGTTCGGCACAGCGAGCCTGCGCCGCGCCCCAGGTTTCGGCATCGATGATTGGTTCGTGCAGCGCGTCGGCGATGATGCTGTCCTCGTTCTTGAAATTTCGGCATGTCCTGCCGGTCGGCGTCCAGCGGAGCTTGCCGAGGTAGACGGGGTTATTCAGGATATAATCAATGGTACGGTTTTCAAAGGGATTCCCACGGTGCGTGCGGATGCCACGGGAACTCAGATCTTTCGCGATGCGAAACATGGCATCACCGGAGATGAAGCGCCGGAAGATCTCCCGGATGATCTCGGCTTCTTCCGGGACGATGACCAGTTGCCGGTTTTCTACGCGGTAGCCGAAGGATGGTGTAGCTTGCAGGGAGCCATTCTTTGCATTGACGGTCATGGAGCGCTTGACTTCCTCCGCAAGGCGGACGGAGTAGAATTCGTCCATCCACTCAATGATCCGCTCGATCAGGCTGCCGAAGGGGCCAGCGATCAGCGGCTCGGAGACGGAAACAACATCGACCTTGCACTTGCTGCGCAGGATGGATTTATAGAAAATGGATTCCTCTTGATTGCGGGCAAAGCGGGAGAACTTCCAGACGATGATGACATCAAACGGATGGGACGGGTCTTTGGCAGTGGCGATCATCTGCTGGAAGCCGGGGCGCTTTTCAGCAGCCCGGCCGGAAATGCCGTCGTCGTGGAAGATGTATTCCGAGAGCAGGAGCAGGCCGTTCTTCGCGGCGTATTCCCGGATCTTCTCCATCTGGGAATCCGGGGACAGCTCCATCTGATCATCGGTTGAGACGCGGACATAGGCGGCTGCGATATGTGGTTCAGGCATAGGCGGAGACCTCCCGTAAAATGGACATGGTATCGCGAATCCAGCCGACATTGGGAACGAGAAGATCGATGACCACCGAGATCGCGACAAGGGCGAGGATGGAGACGAGGATGATGGTGACGATGCGGTGCGTGCGAAGGGAGCGTTTATACAGCTCGATCTCACGCTTGTAGTGGTCGCGCTCCAAGCAAACGGCCGGCAAAGCGTCAGAAGAAGGGGCGGGATGCTCGATCCCTAGGTAGTCGTCGACGGAGACGCCGAGCATTTTACAGATCGGGCCAAACGTGGAGAGCGGCGCGTTCGGCGTTTCGCCGCGGAGATATTGCCCGACGGCGTTCTGGGACAGGCCGGATCGTTCGGCCAGCTGCTGGTTGGTGATACGCGGATTTGCAGAATCTTTCTTGTCACGGCATAGCTCCCATAGTTCTTGTTTCAAATTTTCTCCCTCTTTCATTGATTTCCCAACGGACATGGACACGGAAGCCCATGGCCGATGGTCGACAAATTTGGTGCGTTCGTGGTAGGCTAAACTTGCAAGCAGCTCCCACACGCTTGCAGCGACCAAAAGTCCCGCCGCCGGGAACATGGCGGCGGGGCATCCCTTGATACTTCCAGTATAGGACGAATCTGGAAACGATTCAAGTTAGGATGTTGCACAAAAAATCGACCATGTTTTTTGGAAAGAGAAAGGCGAAGGGATGGAAAAAATGTCGAAAACCGCAGATGAGGAAATGCAGAAGCTATGGGAACAGGCCACGCCGGAGCAGAAGTACATCATTGTTAGGTTTATGCGGAACATCGTGAAGCCAGAAAAAACGCCCGGAGCGAATCACCGCTTCGGGCGTTTGGACTTATTTTGTGGGCATTTCAGAATCATATTTCTTGCCGGCCTTTGCGTCATTATACCCAGCAATATAACCGGATTTGTATGAGGATTCGTCGTGCCCCTCTAAGCGAGACAAGGTAAGATGACCAATGCCGAATGTGGCGATGAGGGTAACAATTAAACCAAGGAAATAAAAAATAAAGGATATAATGGAAACGATCGTGCTAAAGGCTGTCCGTTCACTGGGATCTTTTCGGAGCACCCATTCATTCAAAAGCGATGCAATTACCCACGCAACGAAAGAAATGCCGAGGTAATACATCCATTCATGCCAGTTCATAAAAAATGCCCCCTTTTTATTTTAGAATACAAAATGATAGCAGAACAGTCAAGAGCTATGAGCATTTTTGTAAAAATCACCGGAAGCATTTTACTTGCTTCCGGTGATTTTTTTCGCGTATTCGAGAATGTTGTCCCAGAACTCCGGGGGCATTTCGAGAGCGGCTGCGATGCCGCGTTTGCGGGTGGATTCGTCGGTTTCGGCCAGCACGTCGTTGAACAGCATGGCCATACGCTCGTTTTCACTGCGCTGGACATACATTTCCCCTTCGCCGTCTTCCAGCCAAGCAAGCGAAACATTGAATTCCCGGCAGATATCCGAGATTGTGCGGTCACTGGGCATTTTTGAACCGGAACAAACGGCGGACACGAACGGCTGGCTCAAGTTGATGGTTTCGGCAAATTTCGTTTTTGTGATACCAAGGTCTTTGATTAAATAAGCGATTCGATCGTTGATTGTATTCAAGCTTTTCACCACCTTCTAGCCACAAGGTAACACAGCGGAAATGAAATGTCAAGAAAAAATATAACCAAGGAATAAAATTATGCTTGACAACGGTTCTGAGGTATGTTAACGTATAACCAAGGAATGAACCGAGTGAGGTGAAGTTAATGAAAAAGAGACGCGATCCAAGCGAAGAGCTGGATGTGATGCTCAACGAGGACACCGAGGATGAAGACTATAAGATGTTCAAATATCGCTGCTATTGCCAGCACATTGCTAAACTTCTTCTGACGTTTTTCCTCGGCATGCTGTTTCGCTTCCTTCTCGGCGAGTTGTAGACGCTCTTTCGCCTCCTTTTGGAGGGAGACAAGAAGCTCCGCGCCGGACTGCTCCAGCTGGACGTAGGAGCCAGATGAGAAGTTGCCGGAAATGAGACGCTGGCCGCGCATGGTTTGCAGAAGGACTTTCGTCTGGACAGCATCGAGGCCGGAAAGCGAGATGGTCTGATTCATCAGGTCAACAAATTGCATACGCCCGCCGACGCCGGAGAGCAGGGCCAGCGGGATATAACGGGAATCTGTTACATGCTCTAACATGCGATCGCCTCCATTTGACTGTATTTTACCATGCGGGCGGGAGGTGTCAAGAAGGAATGAAGCGAGTGAGGTGAGGGATATGTCGGAAGAACAGAAGAAGAAAGTCGAGGGTGTGCTGCACGAGATGAAGCACATGAACGCGCAGCAGATCGAGGTCATGATCGCCTATATGCAGGGCGTGGCCGCGGCGGCAAAGCTGATGTGCGAGCGGAAGGAGCAGTAATCGCTCCGGCGGAATAGAATACACGGAAAGGGAGGGACGCAGGATGCGGAAAAAACAGGTGATCCGAACGGAGAGCTATGTGACGAAAAACGGGCAGTTGGTTCGCTTTGACGATTTGACGCTCGAGGAAAAGCGGATCGCGGCGACGGAGCTGAAGCTGCGGTATCTGCGGGCGATGTTCCCAGGCGTGGAGTTCTATGTGAAGAAAGAGAGGGAGGCAGATGCACTACACGCTGCGGGTGAATGAGCAACAATTTGGCGACATGATTGCCGCGATCATCTGTGCGGAGGCTGCGGAGGCAGAGGCCATTGAGCTATTCCACGACAAGAAAGAGCTGCGGGAGCGGGCGGCGGAGAGCATGACGCGGCTGGGTAAGCTGCGGTATTACTTACAAAAGGAAAAGGAGCGGGATGAGGTATGATCTCGAAGAAAGAACATGACAACGCGAGGGTGCGGGTCTTGCGGAGGCTGGCGCTGATCGCGAGCGGCGGCTGCTTTATGGCGATGGGCTTTTACGTTGGGTTCGGGATTTACTGGGGCGGCGTGCTGCTTGCGTTCGCGACGGTGGCGTGCCTCGGCTATGCGCTGGGCGGCAGCGAGGAAGACGGCGATGCGATATAACGAGGCGCCGGCGGCGTGCAGACCGAAAAAGCCAGAGATCGTCCGGCAGCCTGGATACAGCGGGAAGAAGTATTTCCGCGTGCAATACGCAGGGCAGACCGTGGATGTACGATGCGCGGATGAGACGGCGGCGCTGTTTCTCGCGGCGAAGCACTGGGGATTCAAGTGGACAAGGCCGGAATACCACCAGACGGCGAAGGTGACGATGCTGCGGATGAATCCGGAGCTGGTGATCGGATAAGGAAAGGACAGGAGACCATGGGCGGATTGCGATTTGACAGCATGGCGGACATGCCGGCCGGGATGCGGGATCTGTACGCGAAGAAGATGCTGGGGAGTTCCACTCCCCCAGTCAGCAGAGCTGACAGCCCCCTCTCCGCAGAGGGGGCCAAGCGAAAGACGGCCAAGTATCAGAACCAGAAGGCGGAGCGCGGGGGGATTCACTTTGACAGCCAGAAGGAAGCGCGGCGCTATGACGAGCTGCTGCTGATGCTGCGCGCCGGGGAGATTCGCGATCTACGGCTGCAACCGCAATTCACAATTCAGGAATCATACGTGACGGAGACCGGGGAGCGGGTACGCGCGATCCGGTACACGGCGGACTTTTCATACATCCGGGAAGTGTCCGGCGAGAAGATCGTGGAGGACGTGAAGAGCGGGCCGACACGGACGAAGGAATATCTGCGGAACAGGAAGTTTATGCGGTCGATGTATGGAATCGACGTGCGGGAGGTGTAGACAATGGGAATGAAACCGCTGGAACAGCTGGATCACTGTCTGCTGGGCAGAGACGCGAGATTTGCGGAATGCGCGATAGAATGCGCGCACTGCGGCTGGAACGACGAGGAGGCGGAGCGGCGGAGACACATTCCGCTGAAATGGTGCGAGGACGGGCTGCGGCGGAAGATTTTGCCGCCGAGACCGCGCACTGATGAACTGGGCAACTGAGCCGGATCTACATTTTTTTTGTGGGCGTATGCGCAGGCCGCGCCGCCATTCGCGGCCCGCGAAGGATCAACCGGCTTTTTGCTGCGCGTCCGGAGCATGGACAAGTCAGACGGCCCAATGCTCCGGGCAGCGTATGAACCCGTGTGAGACGTGCGGGGAAGGAACGTCATCCAATGCGCCGAAGATCCACGGCGCACGGCATCTGGCCTCCTAGGAGAAGCTGCGCGACGCAGATAGACGCGGCTCGCCCGGGATTTTTGGGAACACTGGGCGCAGACGGGGGAGGGCCGTCTCTGCTGCCACGGCGCGAAGGGAACCGCGCCGTGGCATGACCATATACCAAACGCCAGGGAGGGCGAAAAAATAAAGGAGACGAGACTATGGGAAGAATTATGACGGTATTTGACATCGATTTTGGGAAATACGAAGAGAAATGTCACGCGCAGCACATGGAAGTCGAGTTCAACAGTGACGTCTATCCGCCGCGGATCGTCCTGACACAGGAACAGACGTTGTTCGACGTTGGAACGCAACAGGAGCAGACGCGGGAGACGGAGATCGTGGTCGTGGGCGGCGTGGAGCCGCAGATCACGGTGAAGGGCGCGTGGGAGACCACGCGGAAGCGGCTGAACAAGATGGTGACAGGGGCGCTGAAGCTGCTGGAACTCTATCTGCACGCCTATATGCAAGATCACATGGAGTATGAAGCGGCCAGAGAAGGAGGCCGGGAAGCATGAAGTGCAGGCAGTGCGGGAAAGAAATTCAACGCAAGGGCGCGATCTTCAATTCCTTTTGCAGCGAACAGTGTTCGGAGGAATGGTACAAGGATGACAACATTGCCGTCACGGTGATCTGCGTGAAGGTTCCGAGGATCTACAAGGAACTGCGGCCAAGGCTGGGCGAGATGATCCACGCGGTGAAGCGGAAGAGCTATAACAGCACGGGGTACATCTTTGAGCGGGCCGGGAAAAAGGTGCTGCTGCGGGCGGATGAGGTTGTGGAGGTAAACGGATGAACAAAGAAGTAATGTTTTCCAGCAAGACCGACCTGTGGGAGACGCCGCAAGATTTTTTCGAGAAGCTGGATCAGGAATTTGGCTTCGAGTTAGACGTCTGCGCACTTCCTGAAAATGCAAAATGCAGACGGTATTTTTCACCGATGGACGACGGACTAGAACAGGATTGGACGGGTGTTTGCTGGTGCAATCCGCCGTATGGACGTGAAATTGAAAAGTGGGTAAAAAAGGCCTACATATCTGCCATCGAAGGTGCGACGGTTGTTATGCTGCTCCCAGCACGCACAGATACGCGATGGTTCCACGATTGGATTTACGGGAAAACGGAAATTCGCTTTATTCGTGGCCGATTGAAATTCGGTGGTGCAGAACATGGCGCGCCATTTCCAAACATGGTGGTTGTTTTCAGACCGCCAATGGTGGGCGTATCGTGAAGCCACCGTGTGAGAGGGACTGCCCGAGGCGGATAGTGGGATGCCACGCGAAGTGTGCGCCGTATCTGGAATATGAGGAAGCAAAACAGGCGGAATATCGGGCAAGAGAAGTCGAACGGAGCCGCGACGCCTACACTGCGGACGCGAAGAAGCGGTGTAAGAGCGTGGAGAGACTACGGAAAGCGGGGCTGCTGTAATGGACTTGGAACAGAGCGCGTTTGAGGCGCTGCGGTTTGCATCGGCGCAGAGCTTGAAGCTATACGAGCAGCCGCTTATGATTACATATTCCGGCGGAAAAGACAGTGACGTGTTGCTCCGGCTGGCGGAGAACAGCGGTATTTCGTTCGAGGTTTTGCATTCTTTGACCACGGCAGATGCGCCAGAGACGGTCTATCATGTGCGAAAGACCTTTCGGTTGTTGGAAGAAAAGGGCATCCCGACGAAGGTCGACTGCCACGTCCAGCCGGACGGGAAGCGCCTGACGATGTGGAATCTGATCCCGAGAAAGCTCATGCCGCCGACAAGGCTCGTGCGATACTGCTGCGCGGTACTCAAAGAGGGCGGCGGAAAAGGGCGATTTATTGCAACAGGCGTAAGGTGGGCCGAATCAGTAAAGCGTAAAAACAGTCGTGGTTTGATTGAGGTATCCCCCAACGACAAAAACAAGCGCCTGATCCTGATGGACGATAACGATGAAACACGGATGCAGTTTGAAAATTGCAGGATGAAAGGCAAACGTGTTGTGAATCCGATTGTCGGATGGTCAACGGCTGACGTGTGGGACTACGTCACGGCGGAGCGTATCCCCATGAATCCGCTTTATAGCTGCGGCTTTTGCCGCGTGGGGTGTATCGGCTGCCCGATGGCTGGAAAGCACCGGAAGATGGAATTTGAGAGATACCCAAAGATCAAGCTGGCGTATATCCGGGCATTCGATCGGATGCTGGAGGAACGCCGACGCCGCGGGAAGATGGATGGCGGAATGCGATGGGGCGAGACCGGCTTGGACGTGTTCCACTGGTGGATGGAAAGTAATGTGCTTCCGGGGCAGGAAGTGCTAGAAGAATTTCGGGAGGATTTGATATGAATTTGAAACCGGAAGAACTGGTCAAGGCGCTGCGGTGCTGCGAAGATGGCGATTGCTGGTGCTGCCGTCTACACAATGACGCGCAGCGATGTCAAGAAACTTTACTTGGCTCCGCTGCTGAGCTGATCGAGCGCGACCAGAAGGAGATCGCCGAGATGCGGGAGAAAATTGAGTGGCTGGAACGGAGGGCGTATAGGCCGCATCCTGCGATAACATCGACGCTATGAGGAGGACACACCATGAATGGAAAATCGGCTCGGGAGCGTGAGCTATTTGACAAGCTGGTGAGAGCGGCCATCGACAAAAAGGATGTACGGAAAATGGTGCAAGGAATGGCAGTCCTTGCGAGAATCAGGGGGATAAACGACAGGAGCGCGGAGATTCCGCCGCTGAGCCCGTACCAGTATCCGGATTTTGGAATCGCGGAAAGAATCGAAAAGAAGAAAGCGGGCGGTGATTATAGCCCGTATTTCACTTGTGATGACTGCCCGGAATGGCACAAGATCGTATGCACAGGAAATTGCTTCGGAAATGTGCATGCGTGGATCGAGAAGTATAGACACGGAAGTCGTAAGGAGGATGGATAATGGAGCGCATGACGAGCTGGGAACACGGAAGTGTGAAGATAAACGGACATTGGCTGTCGGACATAGCACTGACTGAACTCTACCAGATGGCGGATCGCCTTGCACGCTATGAGGATGCGGATAGCCCGATGATGCGCATTCGACCGGGCGATACGGTCTGGCTGTCTCCAATGCTTTACGAGCGCAGCAAAAAGCCGCGACCGTTTACGGTTGACGCCATACGGATTGATCGGGAGGGCGTGATGCTTATCACAGGGCGACGGAGATTTTCGGCGGAAGCCATTGGAAAGAGCGTGTTTCTTTCCAAAGAGGAAGCGGAAAAGGCTTTGCAGGAAATGGAGGAATGACAATGGAACGGCTGACGTTTGAGGGAAACTTCTGCGAGATTGCGCAATGCGCGTGCATGGAGTGCCTATACGATACAAATTGCAGCCAGAAACAGGTATGGGAACGGCTGAAAGCCTATGAGGACACGAGACGGACACCAAAAGAGGTAACTGCGCTAGGAGAGTTGTTCGATTACGCGCTGAAAGAATCAAAAACGCTTGGTGAGCAGCTTACATTGCTCAAGCACATCCGCGAGCTTGCCGAAGCCGACAAGGACGGGCGCGTGGTGGTGCTGCCGTGCAAAGTGGGGGAACGCTGGACAGATGAGGACGGTCGAGCGGTGCGAATAACTTCAGTAATTGTCAGCATAGAGCCATTTGGGATGAACATCAACATCTACTTTGATTATGAGGACGCAACGCCGGACGATGCGGGAAGCGACTGCGTGACAAATTGGGATTATTTCAGTCGCCACTATACCTGCATTGAGGCCGAGCGGGCGCTGGCGGAAATGGAGGGAAAGGCATGAGCTTCGGCAAGAAAACGCGGGAAGCGGTCTATGCGAAGTATGACGGCCACTGTGCCTACTGCGGACGGCCTATCGACATCCGAGACATGCAGGTAGACCACTTCCGGCCGCTGCGAGCGTGGGACGATGAGGATGCAGGAAGCGATGATCTCTCGAACCTCATGCCAGCCTGCCGGATGTGCAACCACTACAAGCGGGCAAACTCATTGGAAACCTTCCGGCGGTATATTGCAGAGATTCCGCGCAAACTGTGCGAGAATTACATCTACAAGGTCGGCGTGGTTTACGGGAATGTCATTCAAAACGAAAAGCCGATCAAATTCTACTTTGAGGAGGTGGCGGGAAAAGATGGCTGACACGTACGCCACTATACCTGCATTGAGGCCGAGCGGGCGCTGGCGGAAATGGAGGGAATGAAAGAATAATGAAGATCACAAAGGAACTTTTGAAGGAGAAAGGCGCGTGTGCCGCTGGCTATTGTGCCTTTTTGAAGGAATATCCGGTGGACAAGTATCCGGACGGCGTGGAGTATCAGGAACTTCTGGATTGCTGTGCGGAAAAGAATTTTAGCTACGGCTCGTGGCTGCTTGGCGCGTTCGGGAAAACGGATGAAGTCCGCAAAATCGACGGGGATTTGATCGCCGAGAAAGACATCATCTTTGCTGGACAGCTGGAAGTCAAAGGCTGCATCAAGGCTGGCTTGGGTATCAAGGCTGGCTGGGGCATCAAGGCTGGCTTTGGCATTGAGGCTGGCTTTGGCATCGAGGCTGGCGGTGGCATCAAGGCTGGCTGGAGCATCAAGGCTGGCGATGGCATCGAGGCTGGCGCGGGCATCGAGGCTGGCGATGGCATCGAGGCTGGCGCGGGCATCGAGGCTGGCTTTGGCATCGAGGCTGGCTCGGGCATTGAGGCTGGCGATGGCATCAAGGCTGGCTTTGGCATCGAGGCTGGCGGTGGCATCAAGGCTGGCTTTGGCATCGAGGCTGGCGGTGGCATCAAGGCTGGCTCGGGCATCGAGGCTGGCTGTGAATATGGCATTTATGCCGGTTTGCGCTGCCGTATCACGGATAAAATTCTCCGCAAGATCATCGCAAAGGAGCGCCCGGAGAACATCATGTGCGGCGAATTTGAGGAAAAGAGCGATTCGGAGGGTAAATGATGGTAAAAAGAATCTGCGACCGATGCGGAGCCGAAATAAACCCTACAAGTTCGGCAACGTATGTAAACGTAAGGGGCGCATATCGCGATCCAACGGGAGAAATCGAGCTTTGCTGCTCATGCGGGATGCGCATTCGTGAATGGCTAAAACCGACCGAGGAGGGCAAGAAGGATGGATAAGTTAAAGCTGTGCCCCTTCTGCGGCGGCTCGGCCAAGATCGTCCTGTGCGACGATGAAGGAAATCTTCACGATGAAGATTATGCGTTGAGACCTTATAGCGGAGTGGGTTTTAAGATTAGGCATACTCACGAAGAAAACCAAGAGTGTCCGATTGCGGGATACGAGGTGGACGGCGGCATAGTCGGTGGCGTGTATATCTACGACACCGAAGAGCAAGCCGCAGAGGCGTGGAACAAGAGGGTAAATGATGCGTCGGTGGTGCATGAAAAGTGGCTGCTGGATAGGTGGCCGAGTTGGCCGCACCGCGAGTGCAGCCGGTGCAAGATAATGATCCCAAGAACGAAGGAAGTCCCAGACCAGTATTGGCAGTATTGCCCCAACTGCGGCGCACGGATGGATGGGGGGATGGAAGGTGAATGAAAGCGCCGCTGACTGGGGCCTTGTTTTCGATATGCTGCTGCTGATAGCGTTTCTTCGGTCAGATGCGGAAACGCCGGAGGCTGCGGCGGAGAAATTCGCGAAGAAACTCCTTGACATTCCGGAGAATGTAGACCTTTTCGCGGAAACGCCGGAAGAACGGCGCGCACGTAGTGACAAGTGGTATGCTCAAGAATGGGAGAAGTTGGAGATCGATAGGAATGACGGCTGAACGGAGCGCCGGACGACCGGCGCTGCTTTGAACCGGCAGAAAAAAGAGAAAGGGTGAGCGGGATGCGAAGAGTGAAGCAGAGAATCTTTTGCGGCGCGGTTTGCGAACAGATCGTATACAACGTCGGAGACAGCGCGGACATCAGGACGGCGAAGCCGAGAAAGCCACGCTTTGAAAATGAGGAAGACCGGGCAGCGCACCGCGAGGCGATCAGCCGCCGGAAGAATGCGCGGCTTGTCAATGCGAACTTCTCGCCCGCTTCGCTTTATTCGACGCTGACCTTTGATCTGGACAGCGAAGTACATACCGTTGCGGAGTGCAAGCGGGAACGGGACAATTTTTACCGCCGCATACTATATAAATATCCGGCGGCGAAGATCTATCTGGTGTACGGCAAGGGCAAGCACACAGGGCGCTTCCACCTGCACATGATCTCGGACGGCGTGCCGGAGGAGGAAATCGGGAAGCTCTGGGGACGCGGCAGCGTGATCGACGTGAAGCCGCTGCGGAGGCACAACTATTATAAAAATGAGAGCGGGCAGCTCGTCGACCACGGGCAGGACTATACGGCGCTGGCAAATTATCTCTTTGACCACTGGCGGGAGGAGTTTGGCGGGCACCGCTGGAAGGCAAGCCGGACGTGCCGGATGCCGGAGGCGGAGATGCCGACGGAGGCCGTGCGCGAGTACAGCCCGAAGCGGCCGCCGGTGGCGCCACGCGGATATGTGCTGGCGGAGTGCCGGGCGACGAAGTACGGATATCAATATTATAAATATGTATGTGTGCCGGAAAAGGAGCAGGAACGCAAGCGGACAAAACGCCGCTTAGATTGAGCCTTGTAAATGTGTAAAGTTTTACGACGAAGGAGGCGGAGCATGAGCGACTACTGGCACAGGGCGTACATCTGCCCATTTTGGGCGGCAGCTGGCAAAAAGACGATCAAGTGCGAAGACGGCTGCATGCTCTGCTTCCGGGAGAGCTGCGACACAGCAGAGTACATCAGCCGGTATTGCGCAAGCTATGATTACCGGAAGTGCAGCGTCGCGGCGGCAAAGCTGCGATATTTCGACCGGCAGGCATAAAGATATTGGCACAGAGGAAGCGCGCGGGGGTGGCCCGGGCGCTCTTTTGGCGTGGGGTGAAAAGCAGAAAAGCATGGTTTATGCTTAAAAGCGAAGGGAGGTGACGCCGGATGGGACGGAAACCGACATTCACATCGGCAGAGGAAATGCAGGAGAAGATCGACGCCTATTTTGCAAGCTGCGAGCCGGAGCTGCTGCGAGATGGAGATGGAACGCCGATGCTGAACAAGAACGGCGAGCCGGTATACGTCGGCGGAAGGCCGATGACCATTCAGGGACTTGCGCTGGCGCTCGGGTTTACCTCGCGGCAGAGCTTACTCAACTACAAGGCAAAGCGCGAATTTGTGGACACGGTGACGCGCGCGCGCCTGCGCGTGGAACAATACGCAGCGGAACGGCTCTTTGACCGGGATGCACAGCGCGGCGCACAGTTCACACTTGCATACGGGTTTGGATATGCGCGGGACGTTGAGGACGGCAAGAACCGGGAGACGCAAGGCGTGAAGATTGAGATTGACCGGGAGCTGGAGGAGAGCAGCGAATGAGAACGCTGACAATCGGCACGGTACAGCCGAAGCAGTGGCTCTTCATGACCGACAAGCACAGACACATCGCATACGGAGGAGCACGCGGCGGCGGGAAAAGCTGGGCGGTACGCGCAAAGGGAAAGCTGCTGGCGCTGCGATATCCGGGAATCAAGATCCTGATTGTGCGGCGGACGATGCCGGAGCTGCGCAACAACCACATCGACCAGCTGCGGACGGAGCTGAAGGGATTTGCAAAGTACAACCAGACGGAAAAGATCTTCCGTTTCCCGAACGGCAGCAGCATCGCGTTCGGCTACTGCGCAAAGGACAACGACCTCTACCAGTATCAGGGCGCGGAGTATGACGTGATTTTCATCGACGAAGCGGCGCAGCTCCGCGAGGAATGGATCAAGAAGATCAACGCCTGCGTGCGCGGCGCGAACGGGTTTCCGAAGCGGACATACTACACGCTGAACCCCGGTGGGCCGAGCCACGGCTATTTTAAGCGGCTGTTTGTCGACCGGGTTTTTAACCCGGACGAGCACCCGGAGGATTATTCCTTCATCCAGGCGAAGGTAACGGACAACAAGGCGCTGCTGCGGGAGCAGCCGGACTACATCCGAAGTTTGGAGAATCTGCCGCCGACACTGCGGGCAGCGTGGCTCGACGGGAGATGGGACGTCTACGAGGGGCAGTTCTTCGAGGATTTTGTCAACAACCCGGACGGCTACCAGACAAGGCAGGGAACGCACGTTATCGATCCGTTCGAGATTCCGAGCGGGTGGACGATTTGCCGGAGCTACGACTTCGGCTATGGGAAACCATTCTCCTGCGCATGGTGGGCGGTAGACTACGACGGCGTGATCTACCGCATTTTGGAGCTGTACGGCTGCACGCAGACACCGAACGAGGGTGTGAAGTGGACGCCGGACAAACAGTTTTCGGAGATCGCGAAGATCGAGCGGCAGCATCCATGGCTCAAGGGAAAGGACATCACAGGCATTGCAGACCCGGCGATCTGGGACGCGAGCCGCGGCGAGAGCATCGAGCAGACAGCGGCACGGTACGGCGTGTACTTCTCGAAGGGCGACAACGAGCGCATCGCGGGATGGATGCAATGCCACTACCGGCTGCAATTCGACGAGAACGGATACCCGCGGATGTATGTTTTCCGCAACTGCGAGGCGTTTATCCGCACGATCCCGATTCTGGTATACGATGAGCACAAGGTTGAAGATCTTGACACAAGCATGGAGGATCATGTGGCGGACGAATGGCGGTACTTCTGCATGAGCAGGCCGATTCGCCCGATGCAGACGGCTCCGGCGCAGCCGATTTGGGCTGATCCGCTGAACCAGATGAAAAAACACTGAGAAATATGCACAGAAAAGCGAATGAATATGCGAGAAGGCACAAAAATTCCCGGAGGAAAGACCGGAGAATGGGTGCATAACGGTGAATACATGAATGAAAGGGGTGGGGCCGATGCTGATGCCAGCATTGACGGACACAGAGAAGAGCACCGTCACGACGGAGGTCTTCGGGGGCTACAACCACAATCTCGAAATCGGGGATGGGGAGTTCTTCGATATGAAGAACCTGACGGCGGACAACTATCCGCTGCTCAGCCAGCGGCAGAAGCGGAGCTTTGACCGGCAGCTGAACAGCCCGCAGGCGCTTATCTCGCGGGACGCGCTTTGCTGGATCGACAACCAACAACTCTATATCGCCGGCTATTCGATGGCCGAGTACATGACAGCGGTGCAGATCACGAGCGGGAAGAAGCAGATCGTGTCGATGGGCGCGTATCTCTGCATCTTCCCGGACGGCATTTACTTCAACACGGAAAAGTATTCGGACAACGGCTACATGGGGCACGCAAACAGCGTGGCGCTTGGCGCGAGCCGGAAGCTCGGCATTTCGCTCTGCACGGTGGACGGCACGGCAATCACGGTGAGCTATACGCAGAGCGACCAGCCGGAGAACGCGACAAACGGCCAATACTGGATCGACACGAGCGGAAGCGTGCACACGCTGAAGCAGTACGCGGCGACAACCTCGCAATGGGTGTCGGTACCGACGGTCTATCTCAAGCTCGCGGCGGACGGCATCGGACAGGGATTTTCCAAGTACGATGGAATCCAGCTGAGCGGGCTGACCGGAAGTGAGCAGGTGAAAGCGCTCAACGGCTCGCACATTCTCTACGACGTGGCGGAGAGCTACATCGTGATCGTGGGGGTTGTAGACCAGACAACGGAGCTGACGAGCGGGACGGTAAAGACTGAGCGGAAGGTGCCGGACATGGACTATGTGACCGAGAGCGGAAACCGGCTCTGGGGCTGCAAGTATGGCGTGGTGGACGGCGAGACCGTGAACGAGCTTTATTGCTGTAAGCTCGGGGACTTCAAGAACTGGGAGTGCTATGAGGGCGTGGCGACGGACAGCTGGCGCGCGAGCTGCGGCACGGATGGGAGATGGACGGGCGCGGCGACGCTGGCCGACAGCCCGATCTTCTTCAAGGAGGACTGCTTCCACCGAGTATACCCATCTGCACAGGGCGCACATCAGGTCGTCGTGCAGAAATGTGAGGGCGTGCAGCGCGGATCGGAAAAGAGCCTCGTTGTGGTAGATGACCGGCTCTATTACAAGTCGCGCATGGGCGTCTGCGTCTACACGGGCGGGATGCCGGAGAACATCGGCAGCGCGTTCGGAAACACACTCTACTATGAGGCCGTGGCTGGAGGGGTGCGCGGGAAGTATTACATCTCGATGCGGGATGAAGAAAACGTCTGGGCGCTCTTCTGCTACGACACGCGGCGCGGGATCTGGCACAAGGAGGACAGCCTGCACGCGGCAGAGTTTGCCCGCGTGGACGATGAGCTTTACTGCCTGGACAGCGACAAGCACGTAGACTGTCTGTATGGGTCGGCGGGACAGCCGGAAGGGGCCGTCGAGTGGATGGCGGAAACCGGAATGATGGCCTACGGCCTCGCGGGGAAGAAGTACATCACGCGGCTCGACCTGCGGATGCAGCTGCCGAAGGGAAGCAGCATGGATTTCTGGATTCAGTACGATTCGGACGGACAGTGGCGGCACAGCGGACATCTGGAAGGACGTGGGATGCGGACGTTCCTGCTGCCGATTCGACCTTGCCGGTGTGACCACATGCAATTCCGCATGACGGGCAAGGGCGAGATCAAGCTATACGGCCTGACGCGCGTGCTGGAAGCGGGGAGCGACGCATGAGAAAGGAGGTGCGACGATGGGCAGCATGACATTGGCGTACCCATCCATTGCCGGAAAGACGAGCGGGGAGCAGCTGGAATCCATGCGGCGCTACCTCTGCACGCTGACGGATCAGCTCAACCTCGCAGACTGGTCGGCGAGCGCGACGCTGCGGGAGATTTCGCAGGCCATTGACGCGGACGGAATGACGGACGCGGAGAGAAAGAAGGAGCTAGGGAACTTCGGGCAGCTCAAGGCGCTGATCATCAAGACGGCGGACTACGCCGCCGCGAACAGCGAGAGCTTCAAGACACAGCTCTCGGGCAATTATGTAGCGGTGTCGGACTTCGGGAAGTATTGGCAGAAGGCTACGATGACCGTGGACGGAAACGAATTTGGCATCCGGCAGCTTTACGACTACGCGGCGGGCATCAACAACGACTTCGCAGTAAACTCGCAGCAGTACGTGAAAACCGGACTGCTCTACTACAACGGCGCGGTGCCGGTCTACGGCGTGGGCGTCGGCAACATCGAAACCACGGTGACAAAAGACGGCGAGACCGTGGTAGACCAGACGAAAAATGAGCTGGTGACCGTGACGCCGGGGCGCGTGTCCTTCTGGCAGGGCGGCGACGAGATCGCATATCTATCGGCCAAAAAGCTGCACTTCCCGTCCGGAACGCTGGAAGCGACGGACGCGAAGCTCTCCGGCACGCTGACAGCGGCGAGCGGATCGGTGATTGGCCCATGGACGGTGGCAGAGGACAGCATCTACCGGACGAACAAGAAGTGGGGCGCGTCGGACGGATTGTATTTCGGTACCAGCGGACTGAGCCTTGGAAGCGGCTTCAAGGTGGACGCGAGCGGCGCGATGACAGCGAAGGGCGCGACGATCTCCGGAACGATCAACGCGACGGACTTGCAGCTCGGCGGCGTGAGTGTCCAGACAAAGCTGCAAGCGATCATGGCGCAGATCGACGCGATTACAGACAGCCTTGGCAATGTCACCGGTCTGACGGTTGGCGGTACGAGTATGCGCGGCGGCGAGATGTATGTCGACGGAGCGGGCGGGCTGCAATTTACGCCGTCCAGCTCGGCACCGGAGGGATATGCAACGGAGCTGAGCGGCGCGGCGGTGCGCATCAGGTCGACAAGCGGCGATATCTTCATCCAGAACGCCGGAAAGACGGCAAGCATCCAGCTCCGGGCAGATGGGACGATAAAGTTTGTATCGAGCGGCGTAGTCGGCGTTGTGCCGGTATTCGGGTGATCGCCTATGCCGACTGCATCGATTTCGGGAACCGTATTAAACGTGACGGGGCTGACCGTCGGGCAGCAGTACGCGATGATGCTCTACTGCCTCTATCCGGGGAACACGAGCTACACCGCGCTCGTGCGCCAGCCGGAGAGCGGGACGCGCGAGGCCGCGACGACGACGTGGTCGTTCAACATCAGCAGCTACGTGGGGAACGCGGGCACGTATCAATTTTACGTCCACATCTACGCACCGGGGCAGACGCCGCAGAACAGCAACACGAACGTGGTGTCCTACACGACGCAGGCGCAGACCGTGAAGGTGCTGATCCGGAACTACCTGGACGGGAGCACGGCGCTGACAAGCGGCTCCTACACGGGATATCCGGGCGGCATCTTCTATATCACGTACGCCAATACGCAGTACCAGACATACTCGGAAATCTATGATTTTCAGTATTTCCGGCTGTCCTCGGACAACTACCAGTACACATACTCGGCAGGGACCGGGATCACGATCTCGGAAGGCTTGGAAGTACATGCCTACTACAAGAGCCGGATCACGCCGGTTGCGCCGACGATCACGAACGTCGCCACAACAAAGAACAGCGCGACGGTCTACTGGGCCTCGAATGGAGGCGACGGAAGCACGGGATATTGGACGCTGTTTTACCGGACGGCGACGGGAGCCTATGTGTCCTACGGAAATATTAGTTCGTCGCCGGTAACAATATCCAGATTGACGCCGGGGACGACGTATTACTTCAAAGTCCGGCACACGGTAAACGGCTCGTATCTGGACAGCGCGGACGCTTCGGCCACGACGCAGGCGCTGATCGCAAGCTTTGCATGGACAAGCAACGATGCGGCGAACATTGCGGCGGGCAGCCTGATTTCGACGATTACGGCGGCGGCATGGAACACGCTGCGGCAGCGGGTGGCCGACTGCGGCGGAACGGCGGCGTCGGTGCCGACGGCTACGGCGGGCGTGGCATTGAGCACGAACCACTTCAATCAGATGCGGGCGGCGATTGCGGCGCTGAGCGGCGCGGGAACAGTGACACCGGCAGTCGTGGTGAGCGAACTACCGGCATATCGCGCGGCGCAGTTTGCCAACGACAATGCTGCGCTGAAGGAAGCTATCAACAGAGCTATTACGGCCAAAAATGCGTCATAGGGAGGAAATGACAATGATTTTGAAACTCGATGAAAAGCAGATCCCGATCACGAATTTTTACGAAACACTGGTCGAGCGGGCACAGATGACCGCAACAAACAGCTTCGAGGTCGGAGATGGGGCGCAGTTCCCAGATCTGACGGGCGTGGAGGGCATGAGCTTTGCAAGCTGCAAGGTGATTGACGGACAGCAGGAGATTCCGCTGATTGGGACATACCGCAAGGCGGAGAGCGTGAACGCGTCCTACGATGCCAGGTCGAAGATCTACATGGTGAACATCGTATTGACAGGAGGCGAGACAGAATGAAATTCGGGACAGAGGTGCGGACGCTTCGGGAGAAGCTGATTACGGAGATCAACGCGGCAAAGCTGCCGCCGGTGGTCGTGGAGCTGATCCTGCAAAATCTATTGGCCGAGGCACACGCGCTGGCGGAGATGCAGATCAAAGCGGAAGCCGCGCAGGAGACGGAGGAAGCGACAGATGGAAAATGAGATGATGGAACAGAGCGCGCCGGTGCTGACGCAGCCAATCGGTGAAGCGCAGGTGCGGCAGGCGTTTGCCACGCTGCAAAAATACAAGGCGGGCAAGGCAAACCTCGAAGCGCGCGTGACGGCGAGCGAAAACTGGTGGCGGCTCAAGAGCTGGCGGCAGATCCAGAAGGGAAACCCGATGGACGATAAGTGGGCGAGCGCATGGCTCTTTAACGTCATCATGGGAAAGCACGCGGACGCGATTGCGGCATACCCAGCGCCCGCCGTCCGGCCAAGGGAGCCGGACGACCGGGGAGAAGCCAAGCGGCTCTCGTCCATCCTGCCGGTGATCCTAGAACAGAACGATTTCGAGGAAGTCTACTCGGACAGCCAGTGGACGAAGCTGAAGCAGGGGACGCTCGTTTGGCACGTGAGCTGGGACAGCTCCAAGCTGAATGGAATCGGCGACATCGCCGTGAACGCGGTAGACATTCTGAGCTTTTTCTGGGAGCCGGGGATCACAGACATTCAGAAATCGAAAAACGTCTTTGTGACGGAGCTGGTGGACAACGACATCCTGACGGCCAAGGATCCGGAGCTGG